AAAAGAAATAGAAGTAAGGGAGGCTTAAAATGGCTTTAACAAAAGAAATAATAGTAGATAAATATGAAATTGTAGGAGAGTATAAGAAGTTACAGATTAGGGATGCTATCGTTATCAAAGAAGATGGTGTTGAATTATCTCGATCACATCACCGAAGAGTTTTAAATCCACTCAACGACGTGTCAAGTGAATCTACAGAGATACAACAATTGACAGCAATTTTGTGGACAGACGAAGTGAGGTCTGCATTTTCAGCATCAATAGCGGAGTCAGACAATCTTGTATAGTATAAATGAAAACTACTTTTTGCCCGCATTTATTATTACGGATGATATTTATAAATGACCATGAATAAACTAGTTAAAGAAATAATAAAACCTATTATAGAAGCTGATTCGGATATAAAAAAAATTGTGGCGATATATCCGGGAAGGTTTCAACCATTTGGACTGCACCATAAGAAAGTTTATGATTTTTTGAAGAAAAAATTCGATGATGTTTATATAACAACGTCTGATATTAAAAAGCCCCCCAAACATCCAATGAATTTTAAAGAGAAAGCTCGTCATATGACTAAAATGGGGATACCTTCTAGTAAAATTATAAATGAAAGGTCGCCGTATAGGGCAGAAAAGGCATTAAAGAAATTTGATTCTACTAAAACTGCAGTTGTTTATGCGGTTGGTAAAAAAGATGCGGGAAGATTATCATCGGGAAAATATTTTAAAGATTTTAATTCTAATAAAAATAATTTAGAGGGTTATAGAGAGAAGGGGTATGTTTTACAAGCGCCCCATTTTTCAATAAATGTGGGGGGTAAAGAAATTTCAGGTACTGTAATAAGAAATCTATTAGGATCCCCCAATATAGAAGATAATGAACGAGAAAAATTATTTAAACAGGCTTTTGGTTATTTTAATACGGGCATTTATAATATGTTAACCAATAAATTTAAAAAATTGTATGAAACAGAAGAGTCTGATTCAATAGATGAAGATATAAATATTCCACTTAATATAGGTGATACAGTGTTAATGGGGAAATTTAAGAATAAGAAAGTAGTTGTTAAAACAATTGATTGGAATGAAAAGGGAGATTTATTGATAAATGGAAGATCCGCAATGAAAATGCGTTTATTGAAAAAAGTAAATATATTTGATAGCGATATAACGGAAGAGCAAATTTTGAATTTCATTTTAAATACAGATCTTTCTAAAATGATTAAAGAAGTATCTAACGTAGCCGCCTCAGGAATCCATGCTGTTGATGATGGCCCGAGATATTGGTGGGGAAACCAAAAAAGTTATAGAGCCAGCACAGATAAACAGGCCAGAAAATTGGGATTTCGAGTTGTAAATTATATTTTAGGTAACGAAGAACTTCCAATTTATGATACTAAATATCCTGATGGTCCAACTGGTAAGGTGTCATATTTTCCTGTTGGAAAAGCTGGAGCTAAAGCTGGAACATCTGTAATGGCTGACGCAATAGGTCCCAAAGCATATCAGATGTGGATTACGCATATAAAAAGGGTTTCAGAAATATTGGGATATAAAATTGTTGATTTCTTAAATGCTGATTTTTCTATTGAGGGTAGTAAAGATGAACCAATAAGTTATGACGATCCTAAAAGTGAAGCTCCCCCCGATATGGAGTTAAGAGATGATGAAGAACAACATGAAGATTATGAAAAAGTAGAAGAACAAATATTCACAAAAAAATGGTGGAAAAATATTTTAGTGGAAGAAACTTCAAGAATTGCTGCCGGTGAGCCTGATACAGGATATACACATCCAGGCAAGAAAAGATATTTGCATCCTTCTGATATGCCAGAAGGAATGTATCAAACTGAATTTCCTATTGCAGATGATCCGTATGGAGCAGGTGATGAACAGCAAAGAATGTATATTAAAATAGTAAAAGATAAAAAAGAATTAGAAACTCCGATCCCATCAGATGATTCAGTCACTGTTGGAATTGGTAGAAGGGGAGAAGATTTTGTTAAATCTGTTAATATTGAAGATTTTCCAGCAATATCAAAAGATATTGAAGAGGATATTGCATTTACAAAAAAGTGGTGGAAAAGTTTATTATTAGAAGGTGGGGCGTATGGTCATATGGCACATCCTTTTGATGACTGGGGATTAACATTTAAAGATTTAAAGAATATAATTGAGTTAGGGTTATCAGGTAGGTTAAATCGAGAAGATAATGTTTCAGAAAAACTTGATGGGCAAAATTTAATGGTTAGTTGGAAAGATGGCAAACTTATAGCTGCTCGAAATAAAGGTCATTTAAAAAATGCTGGCGAATCTGCAGTCGATATTAAAGGAATGATGACCATGTTTAAAGGTCGGGGCGAAATTTATAATGCTTTTGTATTTGCAGTAAAAGATTTACAAAAAGCTATCGGTGGTTTATCAAAAAAACAACAGGATAAAATATTTATGAATGGTAAAGCATTTATGAATCTGGAAGTGATGTGGCCAAAATCAGCTAATGTAGTGAATTATGATTTAACGCAGCTTGTTTTTCATGGTGCGATTGAATATAATGATGCTGGCACCCCAGTAGGTGAAGTGAAGGGCAGCGCTGGAATTTTAGAAGGTATGATTAGGCAAGTTAATCAACATGTTCAAAAACATTATAAAATAGGAAAACCACAATTTCTTAATGTTCCGAAAAATCAAGATTTTGCAAGTAGAAAAACGTATTATTTTAAAAAATTACAAAAATTTCAAAATCAATATGCGATGAATGATTCTGATACATTCGGTCTTTATCATCAGAGATATTGGGAAGAATTTATTAACAATGCAGCAAAACAGATGAAATATAATATTTCAAATAAAATTTTACAAAATTTAGTTAAGCGATGGGCTTTTCATGATAAGTCATATAAAATTTCACAAATAAAAAATGATATTAAAGACGATAAATTTTTAGATTGGATATTATCATTTGATAAGAATGATCATGCAAAATTTGTTAAAAGTAATATGAAACCATTTGAATTATTGTTTTTTGAATTGGGGGCTGAAATATTAAAAAATGTTAGTGGGTTTTTAACAGTTAATCCGAATAAATCGGTTCAGGCAATGAAAAAACAAGTTGATAAGGCAGTTAGCAGCATTAGATCTGGGGGTAATATTGAAAAGATTAAAAAACTTAAGGCACAACTCGAAAAACTTAATTCTATTGGCGGGATGGATGCTATTGTACCGTCTGAGGGATTGGTTTTTAAATATGGAGGTAAAACATATAAATTTACAGGAGCATTTGCGCCAGTGAACCAGATAATAGGAATGCTCAAATTTAGTAGATAAATTTAATATGTATATATTTATATATAAATAATGAATAGAAAAATAAATCAAATAAAGAAAGCACTCGATAGTAAATTTGGTAAGAAAATACAAGTTAGCATGCATTCGGAAGAGGTAAAGCGAAAAGAAGGAGAGCGATGGGTTGATTATAAAGGATTAACCTGGGAAATGAAAGATGGCAAAAAACAACAAGTATTTAAAGTTAATCATAGTAAACTTTATACTTGTAAAGACTGTGATAAGCTTATTCTTAAACAAAAAGATGAAGATACATATAATAGGTTTAACAGGTGTTTTTATTGTCAAATTAATTTTGAAGTTGACTTGAAAGCTGCCGGAGAATGGAAGGATTGGGTGATTGGGCAGGAAACAGAAAGGTGGAAGAGTATTGAAAAAGACGTAACCTCACTTCTTAAGGAAATGTCAGAAGAAGAAAGCGCGTTTGATACTACAGTAGCAAATGCGTTGGCAAATGAAAATATAGCACGGCAAAAAAGGAATCTAAAAACATGAAAAAATTCTTAAAAGCACTTGTGGGTATAATAGTTCTCCTTATAGCGGGATCATCAGCATATTCAGCATTTAAAAAACCTAAAGAATTAAAAAAAATTAAAAAAGCTATAAAGGATAATAAAAGTCAAGAAAAAGAAATTCAAACAAAATTAGACGAATTAGAAAAGAATAGAAGGGGCAATAAAAAAGAAATTAAATCATTGAAAACCAAATTGAATAAAATAAATAAGGAAGTGAATAAAGCTGAAACGGTATATGAAAAAGATGATGTCGAAGCGGCAACATCCCTTCTTAAAAAGATAGGATCTAGAAATGTTTAAAAGTAAAATAATTTTTTGTATTTTATTTATGATTAGTTTTTTAATAAGTCAAACTACATGGACTGATGATGAGATTCTTAATATATCGAATACTATTAAACAGTTAGAAGTTTCAGATAGTTTAAAAACTGAAAAAATTGAAACTTTAGAAACATTAATTCGGGTATATGAGCGACAAATAGAGTTAGATTCATTATATGTTAATTATAAAGATAAAAAATTAGATGTTCTTCAAGAAAGAATTGACCTTTTAGAAGAACAGATTGATTTTATGGAACCTGGGTGGTATGATTCTAAATATATTTGGTTTGGGTATGGGGTTTTAACTATTTTAGTATCGAGTAAAATTGTGCAGGAAACACTTAGATGAGTGATGATATAAAGCAAATAATACGGCGAGAATATTTAAAATGTGTAAGTACACCCCAGTATTTTATGAGAAAATATTGTGTTATACAACACCCCCAACGCGGAAAAATGAAATTTGATTTATATGATTATCAAGAAAAAGTTTTAGATGGATTTATAAATAATAATTATAATATAGTTTTAAAATCAAGACAATTAGGAATATCTACATTAATAGCCGGATATTCTTTATGGTTAATACTTTTTCATAATGATAAAAATATTCTTGTTATTGCTACAGGAAAAGATGTTGCGAAAAATCTTATTACAAAGGTGAGAGTTATGTATAAAAATCTCCCATCATGGTTAAAGTCAAAATTAGAAGAGGATAATAAATTATCGTTAAGATTTGTTAATGGGTCTCAAATAAAAGCTATCGCTAGTAATGATTCGGCAGGACGTTCGGAAGCTCTTTCACTTTTAATTCTCGACGAAGCTGCTTTTATAGATCGCATTGATGAAATTTGGACAGCGGCCCAGCAAACACTAGCAACGGGGGGCGACTGCATAGCTGTAAGTACTCCTAATGGTATAGGAAATTGGTTTCATAAAACTTGGATTGATGCAGTTGATGGTGAGAATGATTATAATTTTATTGAGTTACCGTGGAGTCTTCATCCTGAAAGAGATCAAGAGTGGAGAGAGGATCAAGATAAAATTCTTGGACCAACTATGGCCCAGCAAGAGTGTGATGCGAACTTTCTGACATCGGGAACTTCAATAATAGATCCGCAGATATTGCAATGGTATAAAGAAAATATGGTAATAGATCCTGTAGAAAAGGGAGGTGTAGATCAAAATTTATGGATTTGGGAATATCCGGATTATTCTAAAGAATATTTAGTAGTAGCCGATGTCGCGAGAGGAGACGGCACAGATTATTCTGCAATGCAGGTTTTTGATGTGGAAACTCTAACTCAAGTTGCTGAATATAAAGGACAACTATCAACAACAGATTTTGGTAATTTTTTAATAGAATTATCTACAAAATATAATGATGCATTACTTGTTATTGAAAATAATAATGTGGGGTGGGCTACAATACAAACCGTTATAGATAGAGAATATAAGAATTTATTTTATCAGTCTAAAGATTTGCAATATATAGATGTACAGCATCAAATACAAGGTAATAAATATAAGGCACATGATAAAAATATGATTCCTGGGTTTTCTACAACGATTAAAACTAGACCATTAATTATTGCAAAAATGGAAGAATATACTAGAGAAAAATTAACACATATTAAATCAGTTAGGTTGATAGATGAATTATTTACGTTTATATATAAAAATAATAAAGCGGTAGCTATGAATAGTTATAATGATGATTTAGTAATGTCTTATTCTATTACATTGTGGGTAAGAGATACCGCATTAAGATTAAAAAAAGAAAAAGATGATTATCAGCGCGCTATGTTAGGATCATTATTAAGTAGCAATAAAGGATATGATGGGGGGTTTTCTAAAGGAAAACCATCTTCAAAAGATGATAATTGGGAAATAGATATTAATGGGGAAAAAGAAAGTTTAAAATGGCTTTTATAATACGGTGAGAGGTACTTATGGCAGAACAAAATAATATATTTAATAGATTAAGAAGGCTTTTTAGAAATAGTATTGTTGTTAGAAAAACTTCGGATAATCGTTTAGTGGTAAAAGATGTTGATTTTTCTCAAGTGGGATTAACGTCTAATTTTATTGATAGATATACAAAATTGATGGGAACTACAGCACACGCTAGCGCTCAAAATTCTAGGAATGCTTATGAATATGCCCGCAGAGAACTGTTTAGAGATTATGAATTAATGGATACAGACCCCATTATTTCATCAGCATTAGATATATATTCTGATGAATCTACATTAAAGGGTCCAGATGGGCAAGTATTAAAAATAAAAACTAATAATGCAAAGCTTTATAAAATACTCCATAATCTTTTTTATAATATTTTAAATATTGAGTTTAATTTATGGTCGTGGATAAGAAACTTAACTAAATATGGTGATTTTTTCTTATTTTTAGATATAATGGATAAGTATGGAATAGTAAATGTTAGACCGATGTCTCCATATGAAGTATCAAGATTAGAAGATCATGATCCCAGCAATCCTAAGCTAGTTCAGTATGAGCTTATTGGTGACACCAATGCTTATGGTACGAATAAGAAATTATATGAAAATTATGAAATAGGTCATTTTAGACTTTTAACAGATTCAAATTATTTACCTTATGGAAAATCAACACTTGAAGGTGCGAGGCGAGTTTGGAAACAGTTGACATTGATGGAAGATGCGATGCTTATTCATAGAATTATGAGAGCACCAGAAAAAAGAATATTTAAGATTGATATTGGAAATATTCCACCAAATGAAGTTGATAATTTTATGCAAAAAATTATTAATAAAATGAAAAAGATTCCTGTTATTGATCAAAATACTGGCGAATATAATTTACGTTATAATGTCGAATCAGTTACTGAAGATTATTACTTACCTGTTCGGGGAAGTGATAGTGGAACTGAGATTGAAACTTTACCCGGATTGACAAATGATAGTGCTATCGATGATATTGAATATTTACGTAATAAATTAATGGCAGCATTAAAAGTTCCGAAAGCTTTTCTCGGATATGAGGAGGGAATAGGGGCGAAAGCTACTTTAGCAGCAGAGGATGTTCGATTTGCACGCACAATTGAAAGATTTCAAAAAATTGTCGCATCCGAATTAGAAAAGATCGCTATAATTCATTTATATGTGCAGGGATTTGAAGATCACGAATTATTAGATTTTGAGTTAGAACTTTCTCAACCTTCAATGATTCATGAACAAGAAAAATTAGAACTTTTAGAAAGACAGATCGCCATAGCTAGAGATTCAATGGACACTAAAATATTTAGTCGTGAATGGGTTTATAATAAAATATTTGACTTGAATGATCATGAAAAAAGTAATATTTTTAATGGTATTATTGAAGACAGAAAGCAAAACTTTAGAATGGAGCAAATTGAAACTGAAGGAAATGATCCAGCCACTTCCGAAGAAGCCGTCGGAGAAGTTGCAGCTGAGCCGGGACAGTGGGGTGGATCTGAAAAGGGACCACAGTATTCAGATGTAGATTATGGAAAGGCCACGTCAAAGGATTTAAGAGATGCTGGTAAATATGAGCCAGCTCGGTTTGATAAGCCAGAATTTAAAGGTGGGAGCCCCCTATATCCAGGAAAGGGATCAACTATTGTTAAAAAGGAGAGTGTATTAGATGAATTAAAATTAAGATATGATAAAGATGTTAATAATGCAGCTCTTTTAAGTGAGGGCGCACTGTTGGATGATGGGGCTAGTGATATGGAAAATAAAGAGGGGGAAAAATAACAGTAAAGTAGAGATAAATTTACAAAAATTATATTTATATATGATAGTATATACGCAAAATAGTGGAGACTTTAATGGCTAAAAAAATTGTCCATAAAAAAATTAGAAATACGGGATTACTTTTTGAATTTTTACTTAGACAGATTACTTCTGATGTTTTAGATAAGAAGAAAAAAAGCGCAGCATTAAAACTTATAAAAGAAAAATTTAACTTTAATACTGAATTGGGTCAGGAGTGGAGTCTTTATAATCTTTTAATAAATAAAAAGTTTAATAGTGATAAAAAAGCTAATTATTTCATTAATGAAGTTTTGAAAGTTCGAACCTCTCTTAATTTATCTCAGTTAAGGAGAGAAAAATATAATTTAATACGGGAAATAAAAGATAAATTTGATATTAATAAACTTTTTTCTTCAAAAATACCAAATTATAAAATTTATGCGTCCATTTATAAACTTTTTGAGCATGATAATGAATTATTGCCAGAAGAAAAGACAGAAACCTATTTTAATATAATGGAAAATATAACTACTAAAAGTACCATTAAATTATCAGAAATGGTTAGTCCCAACATATCTCAGAATGAGGATCTTAGAATTTTAACATATAAAATTATGTTAGAAAAATTTAATCAAAAATATTCTCATTTAGATTCTAATCAAAAAAACTTATTACGATTTTATATTAATAATGTTTCTAATACTAATTCTTTAAAGGAGTATATTGAGCAGCATATTCCAAAACTTAAACAAGAATTGCTCAAGTATAGTAAAAAAGTTGATGATAAAATTTCCAGAATTAAACTTGATGAAGTTATTAAGTCTATTTCAATATTGTGTGGTACTAATATATCGTCACCAATTGTAAAAGATTCAAGTGTTTTGCAAATGATTAGATATTATGAACTTTTGAAACAGTTGAAAAAAAGTGGGTAACAATTTTGAAGTTAAATTGCGGCAATTAATATCGGATATTTATTATGAGCAATTTTTAGATGAAATAACAACGACTGGAGATGTTGATGGATATAGTACCCCTAACGCATTTTCAGATAATGAAGAAGAGCGAAAAAAAAAAATTAAATCCGCGTTAAAAGCTGCCGGTTATAAGTTAGTAAAAGAAGATATTAGTACACAGGATTTGGATTTTTTAAAAAAAGTGATACGTAAAGAAGTTGCATCAATTTTAAGAGATATTTGGATTAAACGCACTTCATGGACATAATTTAGGAGATATATAATGGGATATCGAGCAGACCCAGATGATAGTACCAAATCAAGCCCAAAACCATTACCGTTAAAAGTGTATGGACAAGTTACTACACCAGCTATAGAAACTGTAGTTGATCGACCAGCGTATGTATTAGTAAATGCTGGTGGAACTTATGCATTTGCATATGAATCTGGTAGTGTGAGTACTTATACAACGGGATCGTTTCTTGATGATGATGCAGGCCCCATCAGATTAGATATTAATCCAGTTGCTTGGAGGAGGACTAATGCGGCAGGAACAGTGGGTAATGTATCATTTGTATATCGGGGAGGGCTGTAATGGAAACTAGAACATTATTAGTGGATTTTTTACCTTTTGAAATTAATCCCCAGCAAATACGAGAATCATTAGAAAAAAATAATGGCCGTATAATTGTATCGGGAATTTTACAGCGCGCTGACACCCGCAATCAAAATGGCCGAATATATCCTAAAGAAGTTTTACAGCGCGAAGCTAAAAAATATGTGGGTACAAATATTAAAGAGCATAGGGCGTTGGGAGAACTTGATCATCCAGATAGTGAAGTGGTTAATTTACAAAATACTTCTCATAATATTCTTGAAATGCATTGGTCTAATGATGATTTGGTAGGTACTATAGAAATATTAGGAACTCCATCAGGAAATATATTAAAGGAGCTTTTAAAGGCGGGTATTAAACTTGGAATTTCATCCCGCGGGCTAGGCACAGTAAAAGAGATAAAGGAGGATGATGGAAATGATACAGTTGAAGTTCAACCAGACTTTGATTTAATAGCATTCGATTTTGTTTCTAATCCATCTACTCAAGGAGCATTTATGGGGCCGTTAAATGAGAATGTAAAGTCCCACAGTGGTAGAACTTGTGGAAAATGGTGTAGAGTTGAATCTATTATAAATGATATAATGCGAGGCCAATAACAATGAAATATGCAAGCTTTGTAAAAGAAATGTATGGGATTTCCCATAAAAAAAAGAAAAAAGAAGTTAAACATATAGAAAAGAAACCTTCTTTAAATTTAATAGAAAAAATAAAGGGGGAGATAGAGAAGCCCCTTATTGAAGTTTTTAATGTTGGGGGGGAAGAACTTTTGAAAGAGCGGGCGACGTCAATGCGAAATGTGTTTTATGAATTGGGGGATAAAATAGAAAATTTAGATTGGTTTTCGGGAAGACATGCAGATTTTAGTGGGGATAGAAAAATTAAAGACTTTGTCAAGCAATTCCTTAAGATACATAATCAATTAAAAAAACATTTGGATAAATTATACCCACATGGGAAAAGCTGGGATAAACTACACGAGGGCTATTATCAATGGCATAAGCTAGAGATGACATCAAAAGAAGAAAGATTTATGGATGATCTAGAATATGAATTAGAAAAGGTATTTCCTGGTAAAGGAAAGAAAATTGGTACTTTTATTGTTAGCATCTTTGATATATATGATTCGCCCCCAAACGATATTGGTGATATTGTTCGTAGTGGTGGTAAAGACAAGCTTATAAAATATGCTAAACGCACAGGATTAAAACCACTAAAACGAGCAATATAATATTTAGCTAAATTAATTAATATAGGTAGGAGAAAAAAATGAAAAAGCTAAAAGATTTACTTAGCGAGATATTTGAAGATGAGGATCTAAAAATTAATAGATATGAAGTAGTCGAGGGAGTCGCGGGGTATAATGATGTAGGCAAGCAACTTTATAGTATGTCAAATATAATGGATCTTGCAGAACAATTAGTCAAGATTACAGAAGCTGCTCATTCTCATATATTATCAGAAACGAGTGACTGGTTTGATAAAATATCTATAAATCGTAATATGAAATCTTTACATGGTATGATAAAAGAATTTAAAAAGACAGCAAGAGAACATAATGCAACTAGTCAGAGATTAACTGCACTTTATGAAGATATGGGGTCAATTTTGAATCGATATTATGAAATTAAAGAAATAACTGAAGATGATAAATCCGAATCTGTAAAGGGTGATAAAAATGAGTATCAACAATTTTTTATGGGAGTGTTAAAGAAATTTGGAGTTTCAGGACCTGACCAGTTACCCGATGATAAAAAGAAAGAATTTTTTAATTATATAGATGCTAATTGGTCTGGGGATAATGAATCTGATTGATACTTAGGTGAAAGAATACGTCCATCATTTAGAGCATCTTATTTTATATAGTTTAGTTATTTGGCAAATTGCATTAGCTGGGTGGTTAATTTTGAGGTATTTTATAAAAAATATACCTCCGATGTGGATAAAAAGGAGTAGGGAATCGACATTAGGTGATTATGAGACAGCCTCCTTTAAAAAGAAAAGTCTCAAAGCTGTTGATGTTGATGTTCGAAAAGACATTTTTATAGGCGATCCGGATGAAATAAAAATTAAAGTGGATGAAATTAAAAGAGGCAAAGTGAAAACTCAAAAAGATAAATTGAAGAAATTAAAATGAAACTAACAAAATTAAAACTTAAAGAAATTATTCAAGATGAGATTCAAAAGCTGAATGAGGCTAGGAAAAGGGTCCAGATGCAGATCCCAGAAGTGGAAAAGCGCAAAACAAAGAAGATTCTTGATAAATTAAGATTAAAAACTGGTAAAGATTATGATTTTGGTGCTGGGAAGGGCTCTAATTTTATTCTCGATCTTGATATAAGATATCTGGATGATGTTTTAGAATTATTAATTGTAAATAAAGTACGCGTAAGGGGAGTTTAATATGGCAGTAGGGCTCGATTGCGGAACTTCGTTTTATATAGCGGCAAAAGAAGATTTTATTAAAAAGCAGAGAAATGCTTTTTTAACTGTTGATGGTGATGCTGAACAGGCAAAACGTATGCTCAAGCGACAAAAAATTCCCTTTGTTGAAAAGGCCGGTAAGGTTCATATTGTTGGACAGCACGCATTTAATTATGCACAAATTTTTAGTACATCAATTTTAAGACGCCCAATGAAAAGTGGCCTTTTAAATCCCACAGAAAGAGATTCTTTACCTATATTAAATGCTATTATAGGGGAATTAATTGGCACTTCAAAAGAAAATGAAACTTGTGTATATTGTATTCCAGCTAAGCCCATTGATCAAGAGCGTGAGACAACATACCATGAAGATGTTTTACATACAATCATAGAAGGGTATGGTTATACAACAAAAAAAATAGAAGAAGCTGTAGCATTAGCATATGAAGGTTTAGTAGATAATGAATTAACGGGCATCGCAATTTCTATGGGTGCCGGGATGTGTAATATTTCAGTTATGTATCAGGGAATGTCAGCAATTTCATTTTCTGTTGCTAGAGGAGGCGATTGGGTAGATAATAATGTTAGTGTTGATACGGGAGTTCCAATTGCTAAGGTAACACAAATAAAAGAAACATCTAATCAATTAGATCTTACAAAGGGGGTTACACAAGATATTTATGGGGAGGGATCGGAAGAATATAACGTTATGCATGCTATAAGAAGTTATTATGGCGCGCTTATAAATTATCTGTTAACAAATTTAAAAGTACAATTTGAAGGAACTGCAAATGTCCCACAATTTCCTGATGATGTACCAATAATAATTGGTGGGGGAACCTCACTAGTTAAGGGGTTTTTAGAGGTGTTTAATGAACAGTTTGATCAAGAGACATTTCCAATTAATGTGAGTGAAATTAAAATTATATCTGATGCTCATGCCGCAATCGCTCGCGGGTGTTTAAGTGAAGCTCAATTAATTGAGGTCGATTAAAATTCGGGATATTATATTAGAAAACATTAGGAGGTAGCTATGAAAAAAACAACCGTAAAAGAGATAAAAAAGTGGTTGAAAACTTTAGAAGAAAATAGATATAAAAGATTATGTAATGCTGACGCGCGCAGGATTGCCTGGCTTGTAAATAATGATTTAACAGAAAAATATGAATCAATGCCAGAGTCTATGAAAAAGAAGTGGACTAAAGCTCAATATGGTAGGGAGAGATATTTAGCTACTGAATATTTAAAATCTTTTAAGAAAAATATAGCAACGGCAAAAAAACTTAAAGAGATTGTTAGAAAGGAAATACATAAAATGTTTGAGAAAAAAATGATATGAAATCAAAATCGGGGTTACAGGTAGAAGTAATAAATAATAATGTTGAAGCTGCATTAAGAGTACTTAAACGAAAAGTAAAGGATTCGGGGTTATTAGTAGAATTAAAAAGAAGATCCTTTTATGAAAAGCCATCAGATTATAGAAGAAGAAAAAAAACATTAGCTAAAATACGACATAAGTATAATAATGTAAAAAAATAAATTTTTCAAGAAAAAATATTTTATTGTTATATTTATTATTAGTTAATACTCTATGTTAATCTATATAGAGTCAAAATATTAGGTAATTTCTATTATAGTTCCCACAAATAATAACTATAGTTAACAATATAAAATATTGGAGAATGTTTATGAGTGATCTACTTAACGAAGCTATAGCAGATGCTCGTGCAGTTAAAGAAATTGCACTTGAAAATGCTAGACTAGCTCTTAAGGAAGCTTTTGATCCCCATCTTAAAGCCATGTTGTCAGCAAAACTTCAAGAAGATGATGATGATGATGAGTTTGAGGTGGAACCTGAAGCGGAACCCGAAGCGGAACCCGAAGTGGAGCCCGAAGTGGAGCCCGAAGTGGAGCCCGAAGTGGGGGAAGATGAAGTGGAAGTTTCTGCAGAACAAGAAGAAGTTCCATTGGATGGTGAAGAGGAAGAAGAACTTCCTGGTGAAGACGATGATTTTGAGGAAGAGGATATACTCGACCTCGAATCTATTATCAAAGAACTTGAAGATGAACTTGAAGTTGAGCCTGAGGATCTTGAAGAGCCTGAAGAGCTTGAAGATGAAGAGCCTGAGGAAGAAGACGGTGATGTTTTTGAAATTGATGAATCTTTGTTTGAAGAAGATGATGGCGAAGAAG